CATTATCAAGGTCAAGAACCCCGAGCCCTCCCTTAGCCCCACGTGACATAAGAAACGAGGATTTGGAGCCGCTCACAGATATGGATAAAATATTATTCACTAAAATCGCAGCCCTAAATCCATGAACTCCGCGAATTCCATAGATACAACAAATATAAATCAAAACAACAAATATAAATCAAAACAACAAATATAAATCAAAACAACAAATATAAATAAATTATGATATTATATATACAATAAGACACAAGATACAAAATGGAATCCTATGGTTTTATAATAACGCGTCACGTAAACTCAGAAAAAACAAACAAATATTGGAACGAGTGTTACACTTGTATTCGTAAATTCTACCCAAAAAACAAAATCATCCTAATAGATGATAACAGCAATTATGAATACGTAAAAACCCTCCCAGAGACTCCTCCCATAACGAATGTTTTTTTCATTCAATCGGAATTCCCTGGTAGGGGTGAATTATTGCCATATTATTATTTGAATAAATATAAGTTATTTGAAACAGCCATCTTTATACATGATTCTGTATTCATACAACAAGAAATCCAATTTCCAACACCAACAACACCACCAACACCAACACCAACACTCATATGGAATTTTCAGCATCACTGGGAAACACACCCCGATATTACAGGAATCATAAAAAGTCTCGTGAGCAAATTAAATCCAGAACACACAGAACGACTACTTGAACTATACGAAAAAAAAGAGAAATGGACCGGTTGTTTCGGTGTGATGTCAATTATAAACGCCGAATACGTTTCAAGCGTACTCGACAAAAAGTATCACTTGTTCAATTTACTTGAACATATAACCAACCGAACACATCGATGTTGTCTGGAAAGAGTATTCGGTCTAATTTGTGCTGATTCGATTCCAATCCCCGCACCGATTCCAACCTTACTTGGTGATATACATCATTACATTAATCAATATTGTAATTGGGAATATGATTTTGACCAATATATGAATGATAAAAATAATATGAAACTACAACAATTCCCCATCATAAAAACTCATAGCGGCAGATAACTCATAGCGGCAGATAACTCATAAATCTACCTCATTTTTGATTAAATGGTCATGAACAGAAACATAGTCAGCATCCCACGGATTATTTTCATGAAAAACCCCGGTTTCGACCAGTTTTAATGGTCGAATAAGAATTTTATCACGATGATAATTCAACATGTATTGAAAATATATTTCATATTCAGAAGCACCAGAATCCAATATATAATTTTTGTCTACTCTATACAAAAAGACATCATAAAAACGGTGATTATTATGATTTTTTTCAACCATTTCAATAATTTCTTTAACATATTTTTTTTCAAATAACATATGATGTGTAATTCCACAAATATTTTTGAAATATAAATCGTTAAAACATGGATGTAATCTTTTCATGTGTGATAAATAAGGTTCGTAGCAATTACCATAATGATGAAAATTATACAAAGATAACCCATCCTGAACAAATCTGGTAGGTTTTAAAAATATCGTATCACTATCAATGACTAAATACCGTTCCATAATATCTGGAATAACAAAACCCGCATACAATTTTAAAAGTTGTTGTAAATACCATCCAGCCCGGTTAGTTTTTCTATGAAAATTATAAACCGAAAACATATTAAAAGGGAACATGCTTTCTGGAATAGTAATACATCCATCAAACTGAACATTCTGGTCAAAAGGAATAATGTATATATTTCTATAGCCAATTATATTCTTTTTATTATATTCGAGTTGTCTATTTATTTTATCAACATCATGTGGCCCAAGTGGAATAACAATGTCAAAATAAAATCCTTGTTTCTCATATATTTCTTTATAATAAGTATTGTTTGTATTTTTATAAACAATATTATCTTGCCAACATTGACCCATACTCAAATTATTTTTCACGATATAATGATTCTTTAACATAAAATCATGTAGTTCCTCAAACATAACTTGTCCCGTATACATTTCTGAATTATATGTTACCTCCGTATATACATATTCAACGTAATTCAAATATTTACCAAGCGATTTCAATGCCAATAATTCGGCACCTTGTATATCCATCCAAATAATATCCACTTTTGGAATATTGTATTTTTCCATAACTGTATCTAAACGATGGCAATTGGTAACAATTTCATTTTGAACATATTTTTCGACACAATCATAATTACCACTACTTTTAAATAAAGACGAAGCTCCCGGATTTCCATCAACCCATGTAGTTACCGTTTTTTCTTGGTCTATAGGATAAAATGTAATTTCGCCATCATAATCACAAACGGCGCCTTCGATTAAAGTAATTCTATCCCTATAATTTTGAATATTATTTCTACAAATAGGTAATGTATTTGGATTACATTCAAAAGCATAAATACGTGCATTTGGGAATTTATGATAAAATTCGATAGACTGTTCACAATCTCTGGAACCAACATCAAAAATAATTAAATCTTTGCGATGAAACAAGTCTTTATCAATATATTGTAAAAACTCGTTAATCATTTGAGTTATTGTATAATATACTTTAAAATTAAAAATATATTATAATAAACGAATACGATTCAAAACCCCAACCCCAACCCCAAATCCAACCCTAAACCCCTAAAACATTTTCATACTTCTGTTATTATTTTGGTTTATCTACACTACTCGTATTTACGCTAGTAGTAGTAGTAGTATTCGTATTTACGCTACTATTATTTACATTAACGTTATTCTTATCCTTAATAACAATGCTATAATCAATTTTATTAACCTCGTTCAATAATTGTGTAAGAATTGGAAAATTTTGTTTATCCATATTTTGTATGATTGGTTTAAGAGTAGGAAAATTTTCACTATTAGAAGTACTAGTACTATTAGTAGATGGGTCAGTTTTTTTATTAGAACCATCTCCTCCCGGATACCATAAAAGTTTCCATATAGGACTCACCTCCGCACCATTACCAGTATTCAAAGAAAAAGGACAAGAATAATTAGGCGGATTATCCAAAGGCGAACAAGGATTACAAGGTTCATTCAAAAATTTAAATCCGTTCACCAATCCTGGTATATCGGCAAACTCCACATTTGTCACCGTCTTATTCATTGCTCCACTAATGGAATCATAACCATTATAGACGACTTTTTCCACGGTGGACGCCTTAGTCTTTGGGTCAGTACCGCATTTAACCACATCGTTTACATTACTAGGCATATTTTTATTATGACCAATGACAACCCCGTTTAATAAAAAAGTCCCCTCCTTAGTTCCAAATGACAATATCTCTTTCATAGCCATCTCATTATATATTTGCTGAGCATCAATCATGGCAATCCCGGGGTCCACTTTAACAAACGAATTTTCCGCCACCGCCTGTTGGTATAAATCCATAACCTCTTTGGACCAAGGCCACTTATTATGTTGGAACAAATATTCCACCTCATCAGGAGTCGCTTGTTGTTGTATGACTTTCATATCATAAATCACATTTGGATTCAACACTTTTTGGAATTTCTGGAATTTCGCCACTAAATCATCCGGCCACGCAGCGTTCGCGGTAAATCCTTCCTTAACTCCTTGTCCTTCTTTTTCCACTACAACAGATGAAGATGTCCATGCGACTCTTGATAATATAATAAAAAACAACGCAAAAGCAATGCCATATTTCAAATTAATGTATGAAACCCCTAAAACAAAAAATAACAAAATGACGTTTCCTAAAAGCGTTTTAAAAGCCATAAAAAATAATTCAGGTTTCAAAAAAAGAATAATTAAAACAATGACAAAAACCGATACAATCGTAACAAATGATGTATTGTTAGCAGGAATAAATATATTTATATCTTTTTTAATAGAACTAGTCATAGTTATATAAAATATATAAATATAATAAAACAACGCAAAAATCCAAAACACTCTTTAATTTGAAACCCCAGTATACCATTCGGGTGGCGTATCATAATTCACAATATGAACCGCGGGAGGAGCATAAGGCACCTTTGAATTCGACGAGCCACCATTGACCGCAAATGGGAACGGCTTTAACGCGCCCACCGGATTCGCGCATTTGCGCTGTACTTGTAAAGTATATTGACTCGCCGTCTGTGGAACATGTAATGTCTTGGTATAACCAGCGTTCGATTCTTGTATTTTATATACGTATTTCGCCGACGATGTGGAACAACCATTTGGACCACCTCTAACCCGATGACCGATATATAAATATTCTTTGTTCGTGTCATTAACACAAATATTCGCAGCGGCTTTGGTCTGGATGTATAACCATTGACTTGCGTTATCCGACAAATTACTATTGCCATAAACAGGTTGTACCCAAACATTAGGATATTGCCCATTATTAATCCATTTGTATTTCTTTTCCAACATTCCCTTAGTAGAGAGAACAGATGGTTTGATATATTTATATTGGTCGCCTAAAACAATTGCGCGACTAGCATTAAAAACAGGTTCGGCGCGTTTGTATGTACCGCAACAACCGCCTGAACCATAGGCAAACTGTCCCCTAAAAGGAGTGCCATTTCTAGACATCGCCATACTTTGACCGACATAACCTACGTTTCTTCTACCCCCGTTTAAAGAAAACCCCTCTGGGCCGGCAGCGCCAATCACGAGTGTTCCATCATTTTTTCCAAAAGGTCCTTGATTTAACCACACTCCTCCGGGTGGTTTTGCCGATACTTTTGAACCATATCGAATAACCCCCTTTTTTTTGAATGCTTGAATAGACATTTATATGATAAATGAAGATATTAAAAATAAAAAAGAAAAAAGAACAGAAACAAAAAAAATACATTTCTTACATTTTCAAATTATTGCCTAAACTATTGGTCGCCTAGACTTTAATCGCTGATATTTTCCAATACCATGGGTCGTCATAGATTATTTTAATATCTTTCCCAGACATCAATCGATTTTTCACACTTTTCGCCAGCGCATTATCATTCCATTTATTAAAATATATAAAGACCATGTTAGAATAATCATTGTTTTTATTTACCCCCCTTTTTTTAATAACATCAATTTTTTCTATACTTCCAAATGAGTATTTATTAATAATCTCAAAAACCTGTTCTTTTGTAACAAAGGTATTTACCCTTGGAATACATAAATTAGGAAAATTATGTAAATCATCTACATATGCGATACATACATTATCATTTGAATTATTATCATCCGTCATTTTATTTATTTTTTACATTTATAATATAATAAATAAAAACAATCAATTTTTAATTCAAAAGTCAAAAGTCAAAAGTCAAAATTCCAAATCCAAAATCCCAAATCCAAAAAATAAAATTGAATTTCGTTTTCAAAGAATATATTCTCAACATAAACAAACAACAACCAACAACAACAAAAATGTCAAAAAAAAACACCCCCGCAAAATCAAAACCAAAATGCGCATATTGCCATCATATTGGTCACAACATAAATAAATGTAAAGACCCATCCATTGAAATACTCGATAAAACAATAATGGAAAAGTTCATATTTATAACAGTTCTATTTAGAACCCTAGTTTCACATTATGAAATCAGTTTATGTGTTAAAGAATTATTGAATCTGTTGTCCTATGATGAATTAAAAATATTAATTTATAAAAAAAACTTGAAAAAAATAACTATAAATGATGACAAAAATACATACGTACATTATTTGCGTATAAATTATCAAGACAAAGTTTGTTCATATTCAAACAATGAATTGAAACAAAAACTCAATGAAATAAGTGATGAAAATTATAAAATATATGGAGACGAATATTTAAAAACCAACGTAATTTCCGACTCGTTTGAACTAGAAGAACTTTTAGTGAACCGCATGTATGAATTCCGCCCTCCACAAAGAAAATTCGACATCACTATAACCCAAACCCCAACAACCCAAACAATAACAAAAGACTGCCCCATTTGCCTCGATGAAATCCCACGAGCCAACCAAATCATCACAAATTGTAATCATACATTTTGTAATCATTGTATTCAAAAATATTTCAAAAGTCTCAATAGTAACATCGAGAAACACCCTATTTGCGCTTATTGTCGAGAGCCCATGAAATCATTAGAAATACCAGACCCAACCTTGTGTAAACAAATACAAACCAAGTATTGTAATGAAGAACAAGAACAAGAACATAAATTACAAATAGTGATTGATAATAACCGAAACATTTATAGAGAGATACTCGTCCCCCAAAATCCACCACCCCGCCCAGAGCGTCCACCAGGAAACCCGGACCGTTTTCATACGTCATTCATAAGCATATTTTATCAATTCATTGGTTTCTAGTAAGTTGGCATAGGCATAGGCAAACGCATATTTCAAAAGGGAAAAATAGAATCAATCCTACTATTCTATTTTTTCCCTGAATGGGTCCATCAAATTCGCAATAAATGGATTCATTTCAAGTGGGCTCACCAGTTTTTTATAGTGAAAAATATACCCCCAAATCCAGCGATTCTTTATAATCTCCGCATTCAATATTTCTTTTTGAAACATTTGGTCAATGATGGAAAACGCTGATTTTAAAAGTAATATTTCCTTGACCAAATCCTTTTTCAAGTTAAATAATTTCACCAAATGCCCCCGATAATCATCGGTCAACATATGGCGATTCGTCTTGGACACCGCATTGATATAACGGATTTCATTCTTGACATTTTTCAAATTTGTAATCGTCTTTTTTCTATGGTCATCTATTTTTTTGATGATGGAAAAAATATTCGTGCCATATATAACCGGGTAACGCATGCGAATATCCTGTGGAATCAAAAACTGATTCGTTTCTTTGATTTCCGCGATTTTCTTCTCCACATCTGTCAGCTTTTTCATCATTTCTTGTTCCAATTCCTTTTTCAAATTCGTATCATGATTCCGCATAGCAACAGCATTTTCCTGTACTCCATCCTCACCCCCAATCGAAAAATCCCTAAATAACAAGATAGACCCCGAGGTGAATTCAACCGTCGACTGTAATTTATCGTATTGGTGAGACGATATTTTGTGCGCCTCTGACGCCGCGTCCAATTTCAAATAATTCACAATCGCCAGCAAAAAGGCAATCACCGCATTCACCGAGGATATCAAAATAGACCCCCAATGAAAACCTTGTACCACCGATGCTAATACTGTCGCGGCGGTAGATAGTAAAATCGCCGGCATCATGAGCATATTCAACTTTTGTTCTGAATAGGACTTTGCCTCCATGTAAATAATTTTATGACCCTTTAAATAACTAGCTAATATATCAAGTGCCGATGAATATTTATGATTAATATCTGAATAATATTTATCAATGCTTCGTTCCACTTGATGATAATTTAACTTTTTATAAACAATCCGGTTTTTTAGCCCCCTATTCCCATTCTCATTCCCATTCTCATTCTCATTCTCATTGCTATTCCTATTTCCCAAGTTATACCTATCCATAGTAAAAGAATTCATATCCTCTTCACTATACGTATCACTTAAATCACTGGTATTTTCCCCGAAATAATTATCGTCCCCACTACTGCTTCCGCCGTCTTCAAAACTCTTCATTGCCTCATCGCCTGAATATCTTTTTGTCTGTTTTAAAAATTGAAATACATTTTTTTTTAGCATCATGTCTTCTTCACAATTATAACATTCATCATCATCATCAATGTCTGTAATATCAATTTTTACTTCTTGAATAGATGTGTCATTCCTATTTTTCATGTCCATAGATACAATACAAAAATATTTTTATTTTAATATTTATTTTTAAAATATGGTAATATTATATATGACGCAAACTCGCAAAAACGTGCCATGGAGAGGATGGAAAAGCGAAAAACCTAATTACCATCAACGAACCGTGATGCGTAAAAAATGTGGGTCCAAGTGTTTTTTAGGACCAAAAAGTAAAAAATCATTCCCAATATGTAAAAAGAACACGTGTAAAGTTTCTAGAAAAGGAGTATATGCCGCATATGTTAGAGCACGTCAAACAAAACGCAACCGAGTCGCCCAAAAGGCAAAACGTATGTTACACCAAAAATGAAAACCCCAAACCCCAAAACCCAAAACCCAAAAATGAAATACTAAAAATAAAATTGAAATAAAAATAAATTAAATATTTATATTTATTAAACACAAATTAAAAATCATAAATGTTACAAATGATATTTCAAAGTGAGGTTTTGATGGACGAATATGTTCATTATTACGATAATGATTATTCGATATATAAAAATGAAAACTATAATCAAAAACAAAAACAAAAACAAAAACAAATAAAAAACAACTATTACAATCCTCATGTAGAAATAAATGATGAAGATTGGGGATTTTATGTGGAAATCGATTCCCAAACACCACCAAAACATGTATTTCCAAAAAAAAACAACTATCATTTTAATTTAGCAACACCACCACCGCCTGATTATAACCACCATTATGAATCATCACAAAAAAATGTGAATTATTTACCTCAAATCCAAGAAGATGATGATACCGATGACCAATTCATATTAGATATGGATTTACCACCTCAACATAGCAATCATAAACCGGATTACTATACGGAAAAAATTTCAAAAAATATATTTTCCGGGCTAACAATTTGCGCTATAACAACCGCGTCTATTTACTTTTATAATAAAATACGTTCATATTGAAAATGCGTTTATTTTAAATAATTATATTTAGAAAATTAGAAAATACAATAAAGATATCATGTGATTTAATTAAGAAATAAAAACCCAAAACCAAAACCAAAACCAAAACCAAAACCAAAACCAAAACCAAAACCAAAAAGAATCACATGTATGTTTATTTATTTTTCTTTTTATTATTTTCTTTGTGAATTATATAATAGAAATGTCACCGTGGTGGTTTATTATTATTTTTATTATAATAATGGGTATTTATATTTATTCAAGTAATAAAGGGATTAACAGCGCACAACCTAGTAATATGAATGGTCAACAAGTAGGCGGTTCAAGGACGAAAAAGTCAAAATCATTATTAACAACCCGCGGGTTTTATATTTTATTGGTCGTTCTTTTAGTGGGTTACATAACATCAAAATTCGTTTAAAAATACATTTTAACTAAAAATCAAAATAAAAATGTATTTTTTCTTTCTAAAATATATAGATATGAATAAAGGTAATTATATGTTATTACTAGTTTTAGCAGTATTTGTGATTGCTGGTATCTTTTCTGTATATAAAATAAGTAATCAAAAAACAGAAGGACAATTCGTAAATAATAATAATAATTATAAACCAGAAGAAAAAAATCCCCTATTGGGTTCCTTTGGACAAAATGGACAACAAGCATCAGTTGGTGGAAGAAGAAAAAGACGCGGAAATAAAAAATCAACCAAAATGTCAATGACCACTACCGGCATATATCTTTTACTTGCCGCGATTATCGTCGGTTTTATAACATCAAAATTCGTTTAAATTAATTCGACGAATCAATCAACCAATGAACTTATATAAGAAATAAAATAATTTTTCTTCTTATATAATATATCTAAATATGGACCGAACAACTATAATTGTCATAGTATCTCTCGTAGTAGGCGTCCTAGCAATCGTTTTCTTTGGTATAAGGTCAACAAGAAAAACAATAGATAACACCTTACAACAGGCAAAACATGATTTATATAATGATACCAATTATAAGAATAGTAAGGTTATGTTTGGAGGTTCAAAATCGTGCGGTCGTCATCCATATTTGACAACGAGTAACGCGATTATTTTATTCGCAGGTCTTTTGATAGGTTACATATTATCTCGTTTCCGTTAAACTAATTTGCCGGTTAATAATAATTTGCCGGTTAATAGTAATTTGCCTGTTAATAATTTACAGGAATATTATAATAACTGTAAAAAGGTGTCAACGCAGTATCAATATCTGTCGGCGCATCACAAACAAATTCGCCCCCCACTTTAGGACCCACTTTACAAACAACAGTAATATCTTTGTAATTTTTCGTTGTAACCAGTCCATACCTGAGGTCAGCAGTATTCGCCGCATTTCGCCGGTCCACACATTTTTTCACACACTTTTTGCGTTTGTTGGTAATATAATCACTCGCATATGATGAAACTCCATTCCCAAAACAAGATTTTGCTTTTTCATTATTTATACATGACGACATATATAAATAATAAAGATAATAATTAACCCTGAACCTTGAACCTAAAAATTATAAATCATACAATAAATCATACAATTATAAATCATACAATTATAAATCATACAATTATAAATCATACAATAAATCATACAATTATAAATCATACAAAGATTGTAGGGTCAAACAAAAAGAATAATCCGTATTATTCAAATCAATGACCCGTCCGTATTCATCCAATAACTGAATTTTCAACTTTTGTATATCCACCGGACCAAAATACTGACGAGCCGTTGTCGTAAGCATTAAATTATTCTGGCTATTTACATCTAAAAACCCAGTCCCAGTTTGTAGTGAAATTCGCGCTAAAATATTTTGATTCAAAATAGACGAATTGAAAGCACTATAAAAACTATTATTAACATTGTTATTGTAATCATCCACGACCAAATACATATACTTGATGCCATTTAAATCTACCGGCGCCTCACCAACGTAATTAGGACTACCAATATATTTACCATTTCTAAATCCCAATATCCACCCTAATTTCAACGGCAATGGTGTAGACAAATCCTCATCCCCGCTGCTATTCGTATTAAACTCCAAAGAAAAATCAAATAAAGTCGCACCATCGGCAATACCAACGACTAATTGACCAGTTCCCGACCCACTTCCGCCCGTATTCAAAGTAAATACTAAATCTTGATACTTATCTAACGTAGACAAAGGACCATCAACACCACTCACGTAATTATTCAAAAAAGAGACCATTTTATCGGGAGTATAATTTCCATCAGGAACAAAGACGACTTCCCGCGCTGAATCGCTACTACTTTCAATAGCAATCGTAAAAAAGTTATTCCCACTTTTGCTAGATATATAATAATAGGTCTTGGGAATTTCAAACGCGGTCAACTGCATGGTCGCAACACTGGAAAATTTAATGGGCAAATCAAAATGAAAATCGGTAGAAAGCGTTCCATAATAATTATCGCGAAATCGAGTGTCAATATTCAAATACTGCCTTAATGATCTTTTCTTGAGCGGATTAATAATTCCCTCATAAAATTCACTAGGAAACGATTGGGCAAACGCCGTATTAGGACGATTAATGACCATATTTGCGCCGTTTTCTTCAATCACTTTGACTGGTTTCAATGTCATGTCAGTATTGTAAATATTCGCCGCGGAAATTTTACTGAATACGCTGTTTTTCAAGTCGGTCAAAAGTATTTTTTTCGCTTCTTGTAAAAAGGCAATCGTTTTATTTCTCACTTGTTGATTCAATGTAAAATCAGAGTATATATTTTCTCTTAATTTACTTTCTTTCATATCGAGGGTAGACGAGTCATAATCAACCGGTAAATCGAAAATATCTTCTAATTCCTCCTTTTTGTAATTGTTCAAGTTCAAGTCGAAATTCATGTAATATATAATATATTAGAATAATAAAATACTTGTAGTATTACCCATATTACCCATATTACCTATAATACCCATATTACCTATAATAAAAATATTATTATATATATAATGAAACAAACAAGAAAATCAAAAACAAAAACAAAAACAAAAACAAAAACAAAAACAAAAACAAAAACAACTAGAAAAAAATCAAGAACAAGGAGAAATAAAAGGATGATGAAAGGTGGAAACCCCCAAATAACTCCGGGAATAACTTCTTATGATAAAATATATGAATATTTGCTTGAATTATTGAATCGACCAGATTTTAAACAAATTTATGAGAAGAATAAAGAATTTATAAAGAGTATCAGTATAAGTAATGATAATTTTTCTGTAGTTTTTGATTTTTCAACCAATAAACAATTTAGAAATTTTATAAACGATTTACTTCAATGGTTATTATTTGATTATAATCCATATATTTTCGATACTTTGTTAACTGTAATTTTGAGTTGTTTTAATGACGATGAATTTCTTGAAGACAATGTTGATTCATTACAAATTTTATTTAATAAATTACAAGACATGATAGTTTATAAAAGTCTAGAAGCGCGAGACGATATTGAAAAAACAAATGAAATAAATTTATTAACATTAATATTATATGTACTAACTATACCAAGTGTTACTACGGCAGTATCAAAATTGATTAATAATAATAAAGTTATCTTTCAAAACAATTTAAAAGATATAAAATGTGTTCTAGTAGAAATAACATATGAAAAAATTAAAAATACACCAAGTGTTCGTAACGCAATCACAAACTATTTTGACTCATTTAACCCAAAAATACGTTATACAGAAATACCCGGTTTGGTAGGAAATATCGCAAAATGTCTACCGAATTTGTTAAATAGCTTTGCCGCAAATTTTGTAAAAGCAAAAGCTAATGCGGTAAGTGAATCAATCGGTAAACATATAGTTTCACCTGCTCAATCATTATATTCACAAGTAAGAGGCAATATGCCAACAGTATTTGGAAGATTGCCATTTCCAAAATAAATAACAATAAACAACAATAAAATAATAAATCATGTATTTTATTGTTTACCTTACAATCGTTTGCGACTTGCTAAATACGCCGCCGCAGTAGTTCCTATCTTTCCATAACCAGTATGAGGTTGATAAATATAATTATGATTGTACGTATAGCACAATGTATTGTTACAATTATTTAATCTACCGTATGTCATAGGAACAAAATATCCAAAACTACTTAAATTATTAGCGCGTCCAACAGGAGGAACAGAACAAGAACCCATTTATATAGGCAAATATAATAATCCTCACTCTCGACCCGGTCTTAAATCCCTAATCCCTAATCCCTACAAGACATTTATTTCTTACCACACGCACTACATCCAGCAGTAGCAGTGTGAACACGTTGAATCATGTTTGATTTCAAAGAGGTTTTCATAGTAGGCTTCACAGCAGAAGCCGATTTGGAAACGATTTCAGAATAAGAAACACGCGGAACAGACCCGTTATGTAAAACCATATTTAATTTAACTGGCATTATATTATATAAATAACAAATTAATTTTTATAGAATATATATTTTCCTTTATTTTCATTTATTTTATTCTTATTTTAAAAATATCACCATTTTTTGTTTTATAAATCAGGATACAAAGAGAGAAATCCCCAAATCCACACCCCCTCACCACTTAACATGTCTCACTATTACAAGGATAATAAACCAATATTTGGCTTATGTTTCTTTCAGCCACAGTTCCATCATTATATTGAACAATATAATTTGTTCCCATTTTTTCAAGAACAAGCGCCTTAACATAATATCCGTCCTCATTCGTGGCATAAACATAAGTACCAACATCAAATTCATAATAATATTGGAATCGCTGTGGGTCAGCCAATGTATCATAAATCGCATCATTTTCACCACCACAGTCACAGTTTCCTTGATAACCACCACCCGATACAATACTGGTCTTGGTAGTTTTTCCGCCATAAATAGGGAACGCCGGATTGAAAACAATAGGTTTTCCAAAATCAGGCGGAATAACACCGCGACGAGCCGGTCCTTTTCCCTTAATACGATTCAAATAACGGTCGTAGGAATTATGTTTAATATCTACTCCTGAACCGCCAGGGCAACCAGCTCCGGGTCTACATCGAGTAATCGTCGACCTGGTACTACTTGCGTGATAAAAACTTCCTCCAGCAACAGTCATTGGCTGAACGTGGCGCACACGACGGTCGCTCATTTGATTCCAATTTACGCCGTATTTTCCTGGTTTTTGATATACATTTAATGCTGCTAAATCATTCATGTACAATGAGGCAGGAACTCTTACCGTATTTTGAATAATTTTTAAAGTTTGATATTGAGATGCGGGGTCATTATAACTCATATTGTTATTACACCAGCGACAATTAGTTGTGATTTGGTCATTCGTAGCAATTGGCATATTCTGTATAATATACTATAACAATATATTATTTCTCTCTTTAGTATCCAAACTAAAAAATAAAATTGAATAATATTTATAGTTTTTATTTACTTGTATATTTACTTGAACACCTTCTTGAATCTTAATCTTAACCGTTGAAAAACAATATATACCATTATTTATATTCATAATGTTTCACTGTCTGTACTGTAATAAAGAATATACCAGAAAAACCTCGTATTCAAAACATATTATAATATGTGAAATCATATACAAACAAAAAAATCAGTCAAAAGCATCACAAAAACGCGAAGAAAAATGCGAAGAAGAAGAATCACTCCCGACCAATATTTCAACACAGTTTTTATATACTATTATTCAAGAATTAGCATTTAAAACGAAACATATGGAACAAGAATTACACGAAATAAAAAAATATATTTCGACCAATATCAACAACATTAATATAATCGACATGTTGAATTCCCATACATCACCTATTCCCACTCCAAAAATCACCTATGAAGAATGGAAAAGGGATTTTCTAGTAACGGAACCAGACATTCGAAATTTGGAAAATATGGTGGAAACTATGAAGACCTTGGTGAAAACGAATCTCTTATTAGATTCCTCTCATCCCTTTATCAGTTTTGCTCAAAAAAAACACGCGATTTATGTATACACCGCGAACGAAGAAGGTAATTCTTATTGCTGGAAAAAACAAACCCCCGAAGAATTCGTCTCATTATTTAAATTTATTCATTCAAAAATAACACAGGCATTATCTATTTGGTATAAAAAGAACAAAGAGGCAATTTCAAGGAGTGACCGAATGAGCGACGAGTATCAAAAAAATCTGGGAAAACTGATGAGCGTAGATTTCAATTCACAAACAACGATTGGAAAAATACGTACCCATTTGTATAATTCGATTCAAACGGATTTGAAAACAATTTCTTACAGTTTCTAATCCCCTTCCTCCTCCCCCGCCCAACCCAAGCCAAAAATAAGATAAATGAAAAGGTAATAAAAAGATTTTTATATTTACCTTATATACAAAATAATGCAAATTATTTTACAACTTTTTTTGATTGGTTCTTTACTAATCGCCGTGACCCCAAATCCAACTCCTGCTGTATTTTCATCATCATCCACCCTAGATGAAAATATCGAAAATATTGATTTCTGGAAATCTTTTGTTTCATTTCAAAAACGTTTCGACAAAATCTACGCCACAGAAACCGAATTACAACAACGTTTTGAAATTTTCAAAGAAAACGTAATTCATATTTTTCAACATAATTTAGAAAAAAAGGAAAACTATACCATGGGTATCAATCAATATACCGATTTAACCTCCGCTGAATTCGATAAGAACATTATTCACGGCGGTTTCATTGATTCTACACCATCGATGCTAAGAGGTAAATCAAAGTGCTCCCAATATTCATACCAACAAATAAAGGTCCCATCCTCGATTGACTGGCGCGAATTAGGCGCGGTCACACCAGTAAAAGACCAAGGACAATGCGGTTCATGCTGGTCTTTTTCAGCGACCGGAGCAATGGAAGGCGCCTGGTCAATTTCCACCGGAAATCTGGTGAGTTTATCAGAGGAACAATTAGTGGATTGTTCAAAGAGATACGGCAATTTAGGCTGTAACGGTGGACTGATGGATAATGCTTTTCAATACGCAATCGATAACGGTATGTGCGTTGAAGCAGACTATCCTTATACCGCTTCCGCTGGGTCGTCCGGGTCATGCCAATCCAGTTGTGACCCAGAAGTAACCGTGAAAGACTGTGCGGATGTCCCAGCCAACAATCAACTTGCTTTAAAAGAGGCGGTTTCCTTTGGACCTGTTTCTATTGCCATTGAGGCGGACACCAGAATATTCCAGTCATATTCGAGTGGTGTAATTACCAGTTCAAGTTGTGGTACTGAGTTGGACCATGGCGTACTCATTGTTGGTTACGGAACTGAAAATGGTATCGATTACTGGTTGGTCAAGAATTCTTGGTCATCCAGTTGGGGAGACGAGGGTTACGTGAAGATTGAAAGAAGCGACAGCACAAATGACATCGGTATTTGTGGTATTGCGGCACAACCATCATTCCCTATTGTCTAAAACAAAAGTTAAACAAAACTCAGTTTTCGGGATTTTACGCGAGATATGTGTTGTTTTTCTTGCTGATGCTTTATGTATTGTATCATCAATAAACGTTTTTTTTCTTCAGGGGTTAAAGGTTCTAAACCTTCTTGTGCTTGCCCTTGCCCTTGTGATTGCCCTTGCGATTGCGCTTGTAAAAACTTGTTATAAAACTCATTTTGTTTCGCATAGGCATGATTTGGTGTATTTATATTTTTAGGAGTTGCATATGTATTTCTGCTGTACGGTTTAATAAATTGTTGTTGTTGTGGTTGTGGTTGTTGTTGTCTAAGATGAATATTTGATGACGTCATTTGATTTTTTTGAGCCGACGCGGATTGATAAGAATCCGCATCACCTCGCACAATTTGTAATTTCCCATTGACAATTTTCATATTTAGTGAAGACAATATATCATCATAAGTGACCTTTTTTGTTTCTGGTTTTCTACCGATAATATTAGTATTAGTATTACTATTTGGACCACCAACATTTTTAGCTAATAATTTACTAGGAGGAAAAACACGTTTATTTTGTATATCTTTTGAATTATCATTCAGTGAGCTAGTATTATAAAATTTATTGTTTTCTATGAACCCAATGTCATCCACTTGTTCTTCTTGAACAAAATCTTCCGTGATTTTAACAAAATCCATGAATATAATAAATAGATTAAATATTTTATTTTTGAATTTTAAACCATCAAAAATAAAAAATATTATTATATATTATACGAATCAACAGAACGAGTATGGAAATTATTTATAGCAAAGGTTTTCAACAAAGCATAACAAATGATGGTTCAAGCTCAAAACCAGTAATCAATGAAATAGAATGGGATGCGAATGCGGATTATAAAAAAAAGAAAGGAATCATGAATGTCAACATAAATAAAAATGGCAAAACAAATAACTACCAAGTAAAACTAACCAAGAATGATTTGGAAAATATATTAAAAATGCCAACCGTGAATCGACCATTAGACCAAAGATTAATTCACGATTTTCAAGTTATACCTAAATATAATGGAAACAAAACTAGAAAAAACATGAGAAATATCCCTAAACACATTATAACAAGAGCAAATAATGAAAATAACAATGAATACGATGATTTGGAGGATTTATTTGCTTTGAGAAAAAAACTAATGATGCCATACCATTTAACGCATCATGGCACAATAAACAAAACACAAAAGGCGAGACAAGCACATAAACAAGGTAAAAAAAAGGTGAATAACAAGTCTCGAAAAGATAATAAAGCAAAAGGCGTGACAAAATTATTCAACCAGTTTTTTTAGATAATAATTTAATTAAATAATTAATAATTTAATAATTTATGGATATAAATAAATACGAAGATAACCGGGTCTACCGGCTTGACCATTATTTCCTCTGAGTGTTGGAATAGGCGCAGTCGGGCCAGTACCAGAAGACCCTCCTTGACCATAAGTAGTGGAAGAAATGGTAATATTTCTATCCGGAGTAGTTTGGTATGTAAGTGGTCCGTTTAATGTAGCACTTGTATAAGTTTGTGTTGTTGGAACTATGTTTCCAGCGTTTCCGGGTGTTTTTGTTGGTTGTGATGCTGCGGCTCCTCCATTTCCAGCATTTGCTGTATATGTAGTAGAAGAAATAACAACATTTGTGGCATTACCAGCACCTCCTGCTGTAGCGGTTCTTGGTGTAATGGATTGCCAGCTTAGTCCACCAATTCCACCTGACCCAACAGTATAAGTTATACTAGTAAGAGAAGAAATATTTATATCTTTTATAATAGTGATACCTCCATCTCCTCCGCTTCCTCCGGTTTGTTGTACAGGATCGGTACTACCTCCTCCACCTCCACCACCGCCTCCTCCACACATAACAATTGTACATTTTGAATAATTCGCAACAGGTAAAGTTCCTGTCGCAGGTCCGGTATAATCATTGTATATCGCACAAAACGAATTACCAATATCCGTAGCAGTATATTTATAATTAGTAGTCGTAGATTCAATTGTCGAATTAACAAGTGATGTAGAAGTAATACTAGCTCCTCCCTGTGTATAACCGGTAATACTCACTGAGCCAGGAGCTAATGTATTAGCTAAAGTATTACTACGTGAATTTGTAGTATTTGTAACAATAAAAAAACTCATTAAAATGAAAATATACTTATAATTAATAGTGTTATAAAAATTCAAATATAAAAATTCAAATATAAATACTTAAAAATATATAATATATTAATTATAATTCATTTAAAAGAAATCGTATGTATGGGTTAGATAGATATATATACATAAATGAAAATTCATTATCAAGAGATTTATGTGATGAAATTATAAATAAATTTGAAGAACAAGAAAACAAAGGTCCAGGTTCAACATTTGGAGGTATACAACCAAAAATAAAAGATACTACAGATTATGATATTGAAATAAATAATCCCAAATGGTCGAGAATAAGAGAAGCATTAATCGCAGAACTTATAAATAATATTGAAATATATACATCTAAATTAGACACACCGATGTATCATTCACAACCAGCGGATATAAAAGATATAAACCGTATCCCCAAAAAATATAATTTCAAAGAATTAAATGAATACGGATTATTTTTTGAAACAATACTGGTGCAAAAATATAAATCAAATCAAGGAAGATATGTATATCATAACGACTTTTCTTCTGAATCAGATAAAAAAAGATATCGTGTTCTTACTTATATTTATTATTTGAATGATGTTGATGAGGGAGGAGAAACTCAATTTTGGGATAATTATAAAATAAAACCACAAAAAGGTAAATTAGTATTGTTTCCAGCATCGTGGACATATCCACATAGTGGATTAATGCCAATATCACATGATAAATATATAATCACTGGTTGGATTTATGCTAATAATGGTAGATGAATTATTCCAATTGATTTTAATAATTAATATTAATTATTAATATTAATAATTATTTATTTATAAAAATAAATACGAAGATAACCAGGACCTCCAGCCTGACCAGCATTACCATTTCCTGAAGTACTCAGTGCCGGCTGTCCTGAACTACCTGCAGAACCCCCCGCTACGTATACCAAATTTGTTCCGGTAGAAGATGGGTATATTTGTATACCTGTTCCATTTCTTGAAAAATTGAACTGATTCCCCGCACCAGTGTAAAAATATGATGCGTTTAAATTAACGATGCAGTTACCAAATGACGGGTTTGGTGTTGCTGTTCCAAAGTTTCCAGCTGTTCCAGGTGGGGCAGGACCGCCTGAACTTCTAGGACCTCCAGGACCACCGGTTCCATAGTTTCCACCATTACACGTATATGTTGTTGAACCGATGGTAATAGTTGTAGCGTTCCCGTTTCCACCATTATTTCCTGGAAAAATAGTCGGTTGACTAATATTATTCACTGCTCCTCCGTTTCCTGCCGCACCTCCATTACCAACACTAAAAGTGATTTGATTCGTAGTTGATGGAATTGGAATATCTTTATAAATGACACTAATACCATCTCCACCAGACCCGCCATACCCGCCACGACTTCTTCCACTAGGGTAATAAGAAGTACCTCCACCTCCACCTCCACCTCCACCTCCTCCACCCATAAAAATTGTACATGATGAATATTGTGAAACATCATATGGTGAATTTGTACTTGGTTGTGTACTTTCAATATAAAAAGCACATGTATTCGCAAGAGGACTCGTATCACTAAAAATCTCTACTCCGGATTCTGTAATACCGGTAATTTCAGTATGTTGTTTTTCTATTACGAGTGGTACGTTTCCATTTAATTGAGAAAAATTACTATTTTCAAATTTTAATACACTTCCTGCTTGGTTAAATAAAGATGGACCATTCTGCGTTTGTGGTGTAGAAACATTCATTAAAATTAAATTATTTAAATTAGTACTGCGTCCATTTGTATTATTTATAAATTTATAGTTAGACATTATTATAATAAATATTAGTAATATTTAAAAATATAATTTATTTAAAAATATAATTTATTTAAAAATATATAGCTTTATCTTAATAAAAACTATTCTTAAATAATAAAAATAACATAAACAATATAAATATTATTTCTAATAAATAGTATTTATAATCTAAAACCAAAAAGATGAATACTATTAGTTATTGGTTATACAATCATACGGATAATGATACCGAAAATTATATTTCAAATATCATAAATTATCATATAGAGAGACTAAATTTACAGGATAAATTTCATGCGAATAACATAGAAGTCCAAACATTAAAAAATCCTGATAATAAAATATATCCCATTTTCAAGAAAAATGAAATCGATAAAACCATCAAGTATCCAATATTATCGTGTATGGTATTTTTAACAGACAGTGAATTACCATTTGTAATCACCGAAATAGATATTGATAATTATAAATACAAGGAATTCAAAAATCAAGATACACTAAATGTGATTTTCCCAAAAAAGAATACTCATGTTGTTTTTAATGGAAACACGTGTAATGGTTTTGTAATTCCTAAAGATACAAATACAAATACAAATAATGATGACCGAATACACGCACTAGTAATCAATGTATGGTATAGTGAAACCGGAAATACCAAACTAGAAATGACAAGAGCGATAGAAAAAACAATAACTCCCGAATTTATTCCTTTGAACAACCAAATAATATGGAGCAATGATTTACTCACTTATAATATGTACAACAATTTATTGTATATAAAAAAATACACGCATGAAGATATCAACAATATTTTAGAATTATATGATAAAGATGCCTCGCAAAATTGGTATGTAATTAGAAAAAGTGAAATAAATTTAAAAAATGTAGGTACGTTTACAAATTCCAAAAACAATGGTCAATCCAATTTAAATAATCGTTTTTTACAACGTTTTACTATAAAAAATTTTTTATCTCCAAACACGTGTGAATGGTTAATGAATCCCACAACAAAAAATGATACGAATTTATCATCTCCACATGATGAAAGTAATATTTGTATGATGAAAAATAAGGAAATGAATAGTTTTACAAGGACAATGTTAGAAACAGTTTGTGATGAAGTAAATAAATCATACAATATAAATAATACTTTGAATAGCAAAATTGAAATCACTGATGTTTTACTAGTCAAATATGATAAAAATAACACATTAAACAATGGATTAAAAATGTACCTCAACCCGGGTCATCATATTACAGCAGAAATAATGTTATCCTCATTAACAGATATAGAACAAAATAACAATAACAATAACAAAGAAGGACAACTTATTTTTGACGATGGTTTAAGCCTGATATTAAATCAAGGAGATATGGCGATATATTCAAATTCAATCGCATATAGTGTTAATAAAATTTCCACGGAAAACACAATTTTACATAAAATAATAATTCATATGAAGATAAACAACGATTAAAAATACAACACATACCAAAAATAATATTTTATTTTAAAAATAAAAAAATAAAATATAAAATATTATGATTTCATTTTTGACGGAGAAATAAAAAAATTTTTATAAGACCAAGGTTCATCAAGTTCCGTCAAATCATTATCAACACACACATTACCATCACACACATTATCATCACTAGTAATACAATTATCATTTTCACCAATCATAAAATCGTCCAACGCCCATGAACTACATATATATCGAAATTTTCCAGCTTCAATCGCCGAAACACCGTGTGGATGCGTATAATATGGGGGGAATAAAATAGCAGCCCCTTTTTTTGGTTTTATCGTAATATTTTGATTTGGAAAGGTATAAATTCCTCCCTCAAAATCATCATTCAAAGTAAGAACGATTGTTAAAGAACGCACTGTTTTCACCTTTCCATTATTTTCAGTTTGAACAATATCCCCGTTAAAAACCCCATCTTGATGTATTCTAGTTTCACCGTATACTTTCCTCAATTCAAACAAGGTTTGCCCTTTTATTTTAATTTTGTCATTTATTTGATTCACAGATTTGAATAATTCTTTTATCCTCTTTATAACAAAAGTATGCGTTTCATTTTTTTCAATATCAACAACACTATAACATTCTACATTATTATTATTTGAAAATGAAAGTTTTTTTAATTTACTTGAATCTATATATTCAATTAATTTATCACACAAATCGCTGTCAAAAGCATTGTCAATAACATATATATTAGTTTTTCCAACTTCCTTTATATTAATACCACTATTTGACGACATGAGATAATATAATTATACAGTAAATATAGTATAAAAAATGTTTTTATATTATGTTTTATAGAAATATTAATGGACGACCACTCAACAACAAACAATATTCGCAACTAACATATAACAAGGGTTATCATTAAATGTCATACTTTCTATTGATTTTGATTGATGTGTAATGAAATCACCTTTATTCAAATTCATTTTTGTTCCGTCTTTGAAATCAATATTCAAATTATTGTTTAATAATATTTTTATAGTTAAATCAACAATTTCTTCATTTAACCGTGTATTATTTGTATCCATTTTTAACACATGTATATTTTGAATGATAAATTTTTCCTTTTCATTAATCAAATGATAAAAATTCATGATTTTTGTTTTGAATAAATTTTCTAGTGAGAAAAGAACAAAAGGTTGGATATTTTTTAAAGAATCAATATTTATTTTTGATAATGATGAACGTTCTTGCTTTTTCATTATATATTTTTCAGTACTATTTATAATCCAATGACACGTGACACTATCAAAAAATGATTTTTCAATCATTCTTTGTTTTGTAAAAATATCATTTTTTACAATATTTTGTTCGATATTCTTCACACAAGATTCCATATTTTTTTCTGTTATTTCAATACCAGCATCACTATTCAAGTCTATTTTATTGGACAATTCAATTAATTCGTAATTTTCAAAATTATTTTCATTAAGAATATTTGAAAAACGATAGAACAAATAATTATGTTTTTCATTTCCTAGGTTTATTAAATCTTTAAAGAATGATTTGTTTATTATGTATTCATTATTTTTATTTTTGTTAATAAAAAATTCTCCCTTTGGAGAATCGATTTTATGAATATTTGTTAATTGAATGTTTTTATCTATATAAGAATCAATCATTTGTATTCCGTGTATTGAATAAAGCCCGTATTCAAAAATTTTACTATCAAAATAAGGTACTTTCACTTTTTTTTTATCCCAAAGAATGATACTTAAAATTTTTCTATTTATGTGTGTTTCATTTTCAAATACTTTACATGTTCCATGGTAATACTTTCCACCATTAAAAGTAATTTGTTTTAAATATTTTGGAAACGATAAGTTTACTTTATTTTTTTCAGAATAACACTCATTGATATTGTCATTGTAATTAATATCAGTAATAAAAGTTGGAATATTAGACTCAGATAAATACGTAACACATGTCAATATAGGACTATTTTCTTTATATTTAAAATCACTATTAAATTTATGTTCGTATTCATCTGTATCAACATGACATGTGGAAATATAGTTGTATTTGAACCAAAATTCAATAAAATGGTCATCTTTATTATATTCAATTCCGAGTTGTTTAAAATGAAACATGGCAATATCATAAACAAATTTTTCAATAAAACTATATTTATCTTGATTTGTATTGAGCAAATATGTCATATTATCATTTCGAGGTAAAAAATACAAACTAATTAAAGTATGGATATCATAATTATCAACATTATTTTGAGTCAGTGTTATATTCCATGTATTTATATTCAAGTCCATAATGATAAAATATTATTATACAATTATATAAAATAAATATTTATGTCCTTTTTAAAGTAAAATTTAAAAATCATTTCTTTGCCATTTTCCCAACATGTTCTAAAACAATTTTTTCATTATCAGACAAACTACGTTCTCGTTTGAACTTGTTGTATTTAATCACTTTATCTTTATCAACCGTCGTTAAATAATATTGTGACGCATATATTAATTTACACATGATTTCATCGTCATAAATACACTCAATATGTATATCTTTCATTTGTTTAATAAGCTTTAAAAAAATGGAACAATGAAACAACTCATCATCTCCAAAATTTACTACTATAATGCAGTGATTACGGGGTATTTTACACTCATTTTCATGTTCGTATAAATAATAATAATGGTCACAGTTATAATCAATCGCATAATCAGTAATATATTTTTTTAATTCCGTCACGTTAGAATGTTTGGTCATATTAAAAGAAATTTCAATATTATATCCCATTAGTATTTCTTAACATAATTAAACGGACAGAAAAAATAAAATAAAAATAGTCAAATTACAAATATAGATAAATAATACATATTATACATATATATAGATATATAAGAAGAATGTCATTTAGAAAATATGTAGGTTTGAATTATGCAGGTAAAAAAAATATAGTAAGAAATAATATTTCAAATAGTGATAATCAAACAGTAACAAATATACTAGGAGAAATTGATTCACGAATCGTATCGGCAAGTACGCTTGATTTGAGTGGTAATTTTTTGATGAGGGTTGATGGTATGTATTTTATGGATGACACTTTACAAACAACCGGTGCGACTTGTTTTGTTGGCGAAACCGGACATCGGGGACCACCTGGAATAAATGGGTTAACTGGTTCCTCGGGGGCAGAAGGAAAAGTTGGTAATGATGGTAAAGCGGGAGCTACAGGTGCGAATGCGAATTCAAATGGTGTACCAGGAGCTACTGGACCGAGTGGTGGTGTTGGTTTAACTGGAGCAACGGGTTCTACGGGCGAAACTGGCGCGATTGGTAATTTTGGTAATACTGGCGCGACAGGTTCTACGGGTGCCACTGGTTTTACTGGTGAGACTGGGTGTACTGGTGAGACTGGTATTACAGGTGCGACTGGTGCGATTGGTGCTACTGGTTTAACAGGAGTTACTGGTTCAACTGGTGAAACTGGCTCAACTGGTGAAACTGGTGCTACGGGTGGGACAGGTTCGACTGGTGCTACGGGTGCAACAGGTACGACTGGTGCGACTGGTGCGACTGGTGCGACTGGTGCGACTGGTGCGACTGGTGCGACTGGTTCAACTGG